TGGGCTATGTGCGCGCGGCAACATCGGATGCCATTCCTGATCCGGCACCGAGCACGCTCAAGCGCCTGGTCGCTATCGTCGCGCACTACAACATGTGGAACCGGGCGTGCAAAGAGGACAGCCCGGTATACATCGCATATCGAGACGCCGTGCGGGAATTGCACGGCATTGCGACCGGCAAAGTCGTTCTGTTCGGCTCTGCCGACGGCGCGGCTGTTCCGCGCGGGGCCGCAGCATGGACGCCCGCGCGGCAGATGACTGACGCAACGCTTGCCAGGATGTTGGCATTCCAGCCAGGAGGTTGCAATGTTGACAATCACTGTTGACGATGCGCAAGTAATGGCTGCGCTTGCAAAGCTGCGCTCGCGTGCGTCTGACCTGACGCCGGTCATGACCGACATTGGCGAAGAGCTTGTATCGCGCATCCTCGACAGCTTCGAGCGTGAGGCGACGCCGTATGGTGAGAAGTGGGCACCGCTCAAGCCTGCGACCATTCTTGGCCGTGCGCGCAGGTTCAAGACAGGCAAGGCAAAGCAGGCCGCCATTGCCAACCCGCGCATCCTGCAAGACACAGGGACGCTGCGATCCAGCATCGAAATTCAAAGCGTTGGCAACGACCACGTCAGCGTCTGGTCGCGCGTCGAATATGCAGCCGTGCATCAGTTCGGAAGTTCGCGCAAGAACATTCCTGCGCGCCCGTTCTTCCCCGTGCGAGAGGATCGCGCCGACCTTCCGCCCGCGTGGCAGGCCGCCATCGTGAATCAAATCGCTCTGCATATGAAGGCGTGGAATGCTTGAACTCGAATCGCTCATCCGCCAACGCCTGACCGATACCGTGCCCGCGCTCGCCGGGGTACACGGCGCGGTGTCGCTCGGCGTCGAGGATGTGAGCGGGAAGAAACTGCCTGCCGCCTTCGTGGTCAGCAACGGGCACAAGGTGCTTGAGGTGACAGCGCAGGGCAAGACCGCGCGCCTCGCCAGCCGCTGGCTGGTGGTGGTCGCGGTGCGCAATGTGCAACATGCCTCCCAGGGCGATGCCGCTCGTGCAGATGCTGCGGATTTGGTGCGGGACTGCCTGAAATCCCTCATGGGCTGGCAGCCCGTGTCGGGATACCAGAGCTTGCAGCCTGTCACCCCGCCCGCTCCGGTCTATGACAGCGGCCTCTTGCTCTACCCACTGGCATTTGAGATCGGCGAAGTCATCCGGGGAATCGAATCGTGATAGTGACCTTGCTTAAACCGCACACCGACTCCGGGCGTGACTACCAGCCCGGAGACCTGCTCGACGTGGACGAATCCACCGCGCATTGGCTGATCGAACTCGGCGTGGCCGAAGCCGCGTCGGAAACAGAACCCCAAAACCCAACCCGTAAAGGAGAGTGAACATGGCGTATTTTTCTGGACAAGGCCGCGTCTACATCGGCCAACGCGACAGCAACGGCAACCCGCTCGCATTGCGATGGCTTGGCAACGTGCCGTCTCTGAAGATCCAACTCAAGACTGAGACGATGGAACATAAAGAGGCGTACAGCGGCCAGCGCTTCACCGACCTGCAACTCATCAAGAGCAAGGACGGCGAATTCTCGGCAACGGTAGAGGATTTCAGCCTGGAAAACCTCGAACTGACGCTCTACGGGCAAACCAGCGCGGTGGCGGCTGGCACCGTCACGGGCGAGGCGCTGCCAACTGGTGCTGTCGCAGGCGGTATCTACCTGATGGCAAACCAGTTCGTGTCCACCGTGACGGTCAAGGACTCGAACGCGGCTCCGGCAACACTGGTCTCCGGCACCGACTATAAGGTGCATACCGAGCAGGGCGCAATCGAGATGCTCAATGTGACCGGTTTCACCCAGCCGTTCAAGGTCGACTACAGCTATGGCGCGGCCAAGCGCTTGGCGATGTTCAAGACCGCCCAGCCCGAGGTCTGGCTTCGCTTCGACGGCCTCAACACCGCTGATTCCAACAAGCGCGTAATCGTTGACCTGTATCGGGTGGTGCTGAACCCGACCAAGGACTTCTCGTTGGTCGGCGACGATATCCAGAAGTTTGAACTCGATGGCCGCGTGCTGGCTGACCTCAGCAAAGCGGATACAGGCCCACTCGGCATGTTTGGCCGGGTGATCCAGTCCGCCTGATGGGTGATCGATGGCCGTCAAGCTCTACCGGGGGGATACCTGGACGCGCGCGTGGGAACTGCGCGACGCCGAAGGCAGCCCGATTGGGCTGACCGGTGCGAGCGCGCGGCTCCAGGTGCGCGATGCGGCTGGAGCGGTGGTAATTTCAGCATCGACCGCAGACGGTCGGCTCACCATCACCCCCGCATCGGGCCGGATCGACATGCTCGTTCCGTATGCGGCAACGGGCATCGCGCCTGGAAGCTATCGCTTCGACCTCGAGGTTACGCACGCAAGCGGGCTGCGGCGCACCTACGAGCAAGACATGCTCGTCGTGCTGGAGGACCTTACCCATGACTGACGTTGTCAAGGTCATCGTCAAGGAGCCTGCGACAGTCACGATCGGGCAGGCGGCTCTTCCTGGGCCGCCCGGACCTCAAGGTCCTACCGGACCGATCGGTCCGCAAGGCCCATCCGGATTCCCATCTTCAGACCCAGGAAACGACATCACCACAGGCACCGATGGAGGCCTGTATTGTCATGCCGTAAAAGTAGGCATCACTGACTGGTAAGGCACCATCATGGCAACCATCAAACTGAACAAGACAACCGCTCTCCCAGGCACCCTCGACGGAAACTCCGTCTATCTAGTAGCGCCTAGTTCCAAGCCTGGCTACGTTGAGATGTATGTGACCAATGCCGATGGCTCGCAGGCGCGGCGCATCATCAACAGCGATGACATCAAGGCGATGATCGATGCGTCTTTGGCGGCGGCTGGGTCCATTGCAATCGTCTCCGACATTTCAGCACGCGACGCAATCTCCTCGCCTCCGAATGGAAAGTACGTGCTGGTGCTTGATGCGACAGGCGACAACACCGTCAAAAACGGCGCGGCGTCTTATGTCTGGAGGGCTGACACAAGCAAGTGGGTCAAGCTGACCGAATACGAGTCGATGGACATGACGATCACCTGGGACATGATCCAGGGGAAACCTGCATCATCGCCATCTTCAATCGACACGGCTGTCTCCAACAGCCACACCCATTCCAACATGACGCAGCTTGGGAAGGTTGGCGAGGACTCCAATGGAGATTTCACCTACAACGGGCAGTACCCGAGAGCACGTCTGGATTCCGCTGATTGGTAATATATGTCGTATCTACGCTTCGCCAAGGTGGTGTCCAGCCTACCGAGTACGCTGACACCAGATACGCTGTACATCGTGCGCACCGGGGACGGGTTTACCCTCTACGCCTCGGACTCTACGGGGAACGCTGCGCACAAAATCAACGACCCGGCGACCATGACGGCGACGGCTGGAGGTTTGGTGCCGACGCCGCCGAACGATCCTGCACAAGCACTGTGTGGAGACGGCGCATTCAGACGACTCGGGCCGAATTACTCTGGCGTTATGGGGTCAGTCTCGACTGAGACCCTTCCAGACACCTGCTGGGGGCAGGCTGTGCAGGCCGCCCAAGGTTCGACGCTGACGCTTCCACAGAATAACCCGCCCGTTGGAACGGAGGTTACGATCTTTGGGAAGGGCAATTTCACCGTCAAAACGAATGACAATCAGTACATCTACTCGCCTGCGCTGGGCCTGACATCAACATCTGGCCCAACATCGCTTTCCGTTCCCGATGGGGGATGGATCGAGCTTACCGCGCGTGATTCTGGCGAGTATGACGTGACAGGCGGATCTGTGCTTGTATTTTCACACACCAGTCCGAAGTTCGGGTCCCCGGTGTCTGTTCCAGACGCGGCCCAAAATGGGCAAGCGGCGAGTCTCGGGCAGGTGAATTCTGCTATCAACAACCACGTCAACGCAAGCGATCCACACACGCAATATGTGAATGCGTCGAGATTGAACGGCGGCACGCTTGCGGCGAGCTTCACGACTCTGAACGCATCGGGCAAGGCTGGGATAGGCGGTAGCAACGGCACGTCTTTTCAGCTACGAGTGATGGGCCCGTCTAATCCTGGCGATCAAGCCGGGACAGCGGCGCTGGCAGTGCCTGGGCAGAACAACAGCGAGCACTCATCGCTGGCGTTATATGCCACATTCGATGTTTCAGGATTTTCTGATAAGGGTCCAAGACGAATCGCCGACATTATTGGTGGGTTCAATGGCGGAGCGTGGGGTAAAGAGTACCTTGCTTTTTGTGTCGGTAATAACGGCTCTGCTAACGACAAAGCCTCCGTCACTTTGGAGAAGATGCGTATCACGTGTGACGGGAAGCTCGGCATCGGGACGACCACACCATCAGCGCCTCTAGACGTAAACGGTACGATGCGCACCAGTGGATATACCGTCAGCAACCTGCCTACCGGGGTAGTGGGTATGCGAGCGTATGTAACAGACGCAAGCAGCCCATCATTTCTTGCGAAGGTCAGTGGCGGCGGGTCTACAACGTGCCCGGTTTTCTACGATGGGAACAATTGGGTGGCCGGGTGACGGATGCCAATTTCCGTCTGTCACACCGCCCGAGAATCATCCGTCAGATGAAGCGATTTGACCAAACCAGGACACCATGAGCGACGGGCAAGTAGAGCTTGAACTTCGGATGGCGACGCAGCAGTTTTTGGCTGCGTTGGATACCGCCGTTTCCAACCTAAAGGCCAGGACAGGCGAGATCAAGGCCGAAGGTGAACAGACAGGGCAAGCGCTCGACCAATCGTTCCGTGTTCTAGGCGTCAAGGGCGTCAATGCGGTCGAAGAAGAGGTCCAAAAGCTTCAGGCCGCACTCAAGACGGTGCGCGAATCTTCTGATGTGCTACCTGCTGACAAGGCCGCATCGGTCGCGGCGTTCAATGCACGCTTGGCAGAACTGCGCGGCTCTGCATCTGGTGCAGCGCCAGCAGTTCGGGACGTGGGCAGGGAAACCACATCTGCCGCAGATGCAATGTCAGAAGCCGCATCGAAGGCGGCTGCATGGGTCTCAGCAATTGCCGGTATCGGTGCCGCGCTCGACGTTGGAAAGAAGGTTATCGAGACTGGAAGCGAGTTCCAGACCCTGCAAATTCGCCTCGAAAACCTGCTTGGTAGCACGCAGAAGGCGACCGAATCCTTCGACATGATCAAGCGGCTCGCAATTGATACGCCGTTCGAGGTGACGGCGCTGACCGAGAGCTTCGTCAAGCTCACCGCCTTCGGTATGCAGCCGACCGAGGCGCAGATGCGCGCGCTCTCGGATATTGCCGCAAACCTGGGCGGAGGCACCGAGTCCCTATCGCGTGTCACGCTCGCGCTCGGGCAAGCCTGGACCAAGACCAAGCTGGAAGGCCAGGAAATCCTGCAACTCGCAGAGGCAGGCGTGCCGGTGTGGGACGCGCTGGCGAATGCCACCGGGCGCAGCGTGCCCGAGCTTCAAAAGATGAGCGAGGCCGGCCTGCTTGGCCGCGATGTCATCTCCAAGCTGATCGATGAGCTGGGCCGCATGAACGCGGGCGCATCGGACAAACTGATGCGCACCTATGCGGGCGCGGTGAGCAACGCCAAGGATGCGCTCGCCGAGTTTTTCGACATGGTGTCGCGCTCGGGCGTGCTCGACTTCCTGACCGCGAAGGTGCAGGAACTGCTGGCCGAGTTCGACCGGCTGAAGCAGTCTGGCGAGCTACAGGCCAAGGCCAAGGCCATCGCAGATACATTCGTGCAGATCGCAACCGGCGTCGAAAGCGCCGTGAAGGCTGCGGTGCAGTTCGGCCCCGTTTTGCTCAAGATCGTAGAGGTTGCAGCGGCTCTCAAAGCCGTCAGCCTCGCCAGCACGATCTATGAGGCTACGGCGGCGATGGTTGGACTGCGCGGTGCTGCGTCAGGCGCAGCGGCGGCCATGACGGCAACGGCGGCAGAGACGCGGGTGGCTGCGGCAGGCATGGCAACTGCGGCCACGCAGGCCACGGTGCTCACCACCATCCTACGCACACTGCGCATGGTGTCGGGCGTTGGGCTTGCAATCGGCATCGGTGAACTTGTGAGCGAGTTCTTCCGGGCTAAGTCCGCCGCCGAAGCAGGCGACCGTGCTGTAGCCGCCATGCTCGCCGAAAAGCCAAACACCGGGGCCAAGCGGCAGACCGAAGAACAGAAGAAGGCGGCAGAGGAAGCGGCCAAGGCCGCAGTCATGGCCGAGGGCGCAACACGCGACCTGGTGAAGTCATTCGACAGCGCGCGCGAGGCGGGAGAGTCTGTCGCAGATGCTCTCAAGAAAGTGCAGCAGGGCTTGGACTTCACCAGCGACGGGCGGATGGCCAACAGCACGAAGGCGCTTCAGCAATTGCTCGATCAGGGCAAGATCACAGCCGAGCAATTCCGCGACTCATGGAAAGAGGCTCTCAAAGACGTTGATCTTGCAGAGTTCGCCGTGCGCGCCCGCACCGCATTCGATGCGACAAGCGATGGCGCGAAGCTCTCGCAGCAGGCCATAGATGCCGGGCTGCGCGAAGCCATCCGCCGCGCCGGTGGTGACTTCGACGTGATTTCTGGCGGCATGGGCAAGGCCGCTCAGCAAGCGGTGCAGGGCGTTGACCTCATCATCGACAACCTGGGACGCCTCAAATCTCAAGGCGCGGATGTGTCTGCGGCGCTGAGCTTCGCGTTCAAAAAAGCCATCGACACCGCAGACGGGCAGGCCGCTCTCGATGCGCTGCGCGCCCGCATCGAATCCGTGCGCCGGTCGCTGGGTGACAAGATCGCAGACGGCCTGCTCGACCAGGCGGCACAGAAAGCCCGTGAACTCAAGGCGGCCATGGACGGCGTGAAGCCAGGAATCAACAGCTTGGCAGAGGCCATGAAAACGCTCGGCCTCAAGAGCCGAGAAGAACTGAGCACAACCGCCAAGCATGCGCAGGAAGCCTATGCGGTCATCAAGCAAGCCGGGCAGCAGGAAGGCGAGAGCTATGAAGCATGGCAGGCCCGGAAGTCCGAGGCCGCGCGGAAAATGGTTGATGCGCTCGTGCAGGCGAACGGAGGAGTTGTAAATTCTGAAATCCAGGCCAAAGCGGCGTCTGAGGGGGTAGAGGACACGCTGAACAAGATTGGTCCTGCGGGAGAGCGCGCAGGCGAGCAAGCCGCATCCGGTATGGCAAAGCTGACGCAAGCTGCAAAGGAAGCCAATCAGGCACTAGATGAGCAAGAGCAGCGCAGGAAAAAACTCGAAGGCCAGAACGCAGTCGACAACACGCTGATCTATAAGCTTGTTGACAAGCTCGACTCTGGAACGCTATCCGATGCTGATCGATCAGCCGTGGAGGCAGCAAAGGCCGCCAACGACCAGAACCTACAGCTCGCGCGCGACGCCTCGCCAGGTCTGCTGAGCACAGACTTCATGCGCTCGATTCAGCAGCAGCAGGTTCAGGTGCAGCGCATGATTGATTCCCTTGCCGCGAAAAAGTCGGGCGCACCGGAACAAACGCAACCAGCAGCACAATCTCCAGATACACAGCAAACCCGCGTCGCCACCGTGCACCAGGTGCGCATCGATGGCCTGGGCGCTTCTCAGTCCGTCATCAACACCGCAAGCGAGGCCGATGCTCGTGCGGTTGTTGACGCGCTGCGCACGGCGTCTCTACGATCTTCTTCGCGTTGACCATGATCCTGAAGAACCTTGCCACCAATGCCTCCGTCACGCTGCCAGATTCGCTGCTGTGGCGCGACGAACATACCTGGCCCTCTGCTGTCAGCAGCACCACCTACCTACTAAACGGCGCGCTGCTGATCCAGTCCGCAGCGAAGCAGGCCGGGCGGCAAATCACCTTGCAGGCCGATGCCGACATGGCCTGGCTGCTCCGATCGGATGTGGACACGCTGCGCGCATGGGCAGCGGAGCCAATCACGGCAACCAGCGGGCGCTTCCTGCTCACCTTCGCAGACGCACGCGGCTTCACCGTGGCCTTCCGGCACGACGAGCGCGGGCTTGAAGCCGAGCCGGTTCTTGGCCTTCCGGCAACTGGCCCGAATGACTGGTATCGAGTGACTTTGAAATTCCTGGAGATTCCTGCATGACCATCCTAGAAGGCGATATCAAGCTGCTAGCCAGCAAGGTCATGGACGACGTGCCCGAAGGCGGTGGTGGCCCGTCGGGCACCGTGATTGCGGATGGCGTGAGCAACGCCATCTTCGCGGACGTGACCGAGCTTGACCGAGCTGGTGGGGCGGTATCAATCCGGCAGCTTCACGCTGCGGTGCGCACTGCCAACGTGGACGCGTTCATGGGCGCGAACGTCATCTTGGCTGAGCCTCCGGACGATCCAAACGTCTCCGTGACGCTCACGCCGTGCGCGCCATTCGCACGCCGCACCGACATTGCACAGGCGATCGAGAACTACCTGATCGCTGGGCCTGTGTGGGGTGGCTATCTGCTGGAAAACCATGTTGCAGGCCAGCGCAGTATCCAAATCTTTCAGCGCCCTGGAGAACCCACGCCCAACATCGGCCAGACTCTGGTGCTGGTGCAGGACGAAGGCCAGCCGTCCGAGCGCAAGCAATACGTGCGCGTCACCCGCGTGTCATCCGTGGAGCGCACCTTCAGCTCCGATAGCCGTGACTATAAGGCCGCCGTTGTGACCTGCGACATCTCCGACGCTCTGCGCACGGACTTCACCGGGTCGCCTCCGTCGCCGTACTACCAGCGGGCAGCGAATGCCACCCTGATCCGCGACACCACGGTCGCAGATGCCGGTAGCTATGTGGGGGCATCGCCGCTCACGGCGGTGGCGCACATAGGGGACGCGACCGTGACTTGCGCGAGCATCTTCACGCAGCTTGTGCCAAGCTCGCAGACCGAGGTGCCGATCACAGATATCAAGCCGAACGGAGACATGGTGGCAGGCGTTGCCGCAGGCGGCAGCATCACGCGCACCATCAGCACCGCATGGGACGCGACGCACGCAATCTATCTAGGCGGCGGCGTGATGCCTGGGAGCCTCTCCATCGCCTCCGGCAGCAACACCATCACCGACGCGGCGGGGCGGCTGTATGCGGGGACGACCGAGGTCGGATCGATCGACTATGCAAACGGCATCCTCACCGCAACCACCAACCTAGGATCATCGCACGCCGCGACCTATAAGCCAGCCGCCTTCCCGGCCCTGAACATTCAGACCGCTGGGTTCGACGTGACCGCAGAGACCCGATCCGGAACCTTCGTGTTCATCCTGAACCCGGTGCCTTCGCCGCAGACGCTCAGCGTGAGCTACATGGCGCAAGGCCGCTGGTATGTGCTGCGCGAGGACGGGGCCGGCAAGATCAAGGGAATAGATGCTTCCTTCGGATCAGGCGCGCTCAACTTCGTGACCGGATCGGTCTCCGTGACGCTGGGTGCGCTGCCCGACGTGGACTCGACCGTGATGCTGACCTGGGGCACGAAAACCACGCAGACCCAGCGTGCGGGAGGCACCGTCAATGCCGAGATGGCGTTTGACCTTGCCCACGGCGGCGTGGCCCCTGGGACGCTCACGATCACCTGGACGGACGGAGCCGCGACCAAAACCGCTACCGACAACAGCGCGGGGCAGCTGACTGGAGACGCGACCGGCACCGTGAGCTACACATCTGGCAAGGTGGTGTTTGTGCCAAACAACATGCCCCCTGCCAGCGCGACGCTCAATATCAGCTACCAGTGGGGGCCGAAGATTGAGGAAACGTTCGCGCACCCGATCCGCAACGCATCGGGGCATCTGGAGATCACGCTATCAAACCAGAACGTGCTGCCGAACACGATGGAGGTTGAGTGGAACCTGCTGATCGATGTGAACGCGGTAAACAACGACTATGTTTACACGTCGGTGGACTTTATTCCGAACCCTTCACCGTACTGGAGAGACCCAACAAAGATCGTGCGCGACACCGGCTCCGGAGCGCTGCAAGGCATTACTGGGTCGACTGTCAACTACTCGGCTGGAACGCTCGAATGGAATCCTGACCTGACGGTCAATCTCCCGATTCCGAACTACGCAAAGACGGTGCTTGGAACCAAGCCTGAATTTGCTTGGACGGGAACAATATTGATGAACACCATCCATCAACACCTTGACGGCTTCCGGTACGCTCCATGCCCTGCCATCTACCCGTCAGACGAGTCTGGCTACGTCAAGGTGCGCTACCGCACCGCATCGGCTGGCAACGCCGCAACAGAGACGCAGACATGGGCGCCATACATAGACGTGACGCGCGGCTATGACGAGCAGCTTGTGCCAGGTAGCCTGCTGCTGCAATTCGGCCCGAAGCTTCTGACGGAGCGCGAAGGTCGGCTCGATGTGGATATCAACACCGCCAACGGCTCAGGCACGCAGTGGGGCTCCATCAGCTACGCTACAGGGCGCGTCACGCTCACGCAATGGCTCGCAGGCCAGGCCAACAGCTTCAACATCCTGGCGATGCTTACCACGCTCGGCATGACGCCGTGCAACGAAATAACCTTCCGCACGCCGATGGCCCCGTTGCGCCCTGGTTCGCTGACGATGCAGTTCCAGTTCGCGGGTAGCACCACGCTCACAACGATCACGGCGGACGCCAGCGGCAACATCGTTTCCGGCTCGGTCAGCGGCAAGGTGGACTACCAGACCGGCACGGTGCGCTTGCTATTCGGCCAGGAACTGTCCGTCACGCCAGCGATACAGGATGAGGAATGGTTCGTACCGGAGGCCGTGTACAACGTGGGCGGGGTTGACAAAATATGGAAGCCGCGCATGGTACTTGTGGACACCTTCCGTTTCGCCTGTGTTGCCTACAGCTACCTTCCGATTGACGCCAGCATCCTCGGCCTCGACCCGGTGCGGTTGCCGCAGGATGGGCGGGTGCCGATGTTCCGGGTTGGAGGCTATGTGGTTGTCGGTCACACCGGGCGGGTCGGGCCGGTCACGGTCAGCAACGGGCAGACCATCAACTGCGCGCGCACCCGGCTCTCTCGGCTGCGGGTGGTGGGAAATGACGGCCTTGTCATCAACACCGGCTACACGGCCGACATTGATGCTGGAACCGTCACATTCACCGACGTTTCAGGTTACAGCCAGCCGGTCACGGTTGAGCATCGCGTCGAGGACATGGTTCGTGTGCGCGATGTGCAGATCAACGGCACGCTATCGCTCTCGCGTGCGCTGTCGCACGATTTCCCGGTGCCCGGGAGCTACGTCTCTGGTGCGCTCGTTGCTGGCAACCTAAAGGCCCGCGTGAGCGGCCTATGGGATCAGGCTACCTGGGACGGTGTGACCTGGGTTGACTACCTGGTCGGATCAGCTGCGACCGCCTCCTACAACGACACCGTTGCACCGATCGAGGTCACGAATGCCGGGGCCATCACCCAGCGCTGGGCCCTGCGCTTCACCAGTTCCAGCACGTTCGACGTGATCGGAGAGAACGTCGGCAACATCGGCAACTACAGCATCAACGCGGACTGCGCGCCCATCAACCCAATCAGCGGGCAGCCATATTTCACCATCCGCGCTATCGGCTGGGGTCTGGGCTGGGCGGCTGGCAACACCGTGCGCATCAACACCGTGGGCGCGATGTACAGCTACGCGGCGGTTCGCACCGTGCAGCCAAGCGCCGCAGCTGGGACAGATTTCAAGTTCGAACTGCTGGTGCGCGGCGATGTGGATCGCCCGCCTTCGCCTTGATTCAATAGGAGATTCTCATGGCTCAAATTCCTGTCAAATACTTCACCAGCAGCATGGCTGGCGCGCAAGTGGTCAGCAACAACTGGGGCGACCTGATCGCCTTGCTCGATGCCTGCCTCGTGACTGGATTTGCGACCAAAGTGGTCGACTCTCTGACGTTTTCAGGCGGCATCGCAACCGCGACCATTTCCGCAGGCCACTCGTACCAACCGTATCAGGTGGTCGAGATCGCCGGAGCCAACCAGCCAGAGTACAACGGGCAGTTCCTGGTGTTGACCGTAACGTCAACCACATTCACATACGCAGTTACCGGCACGCCCGTATCACCGGCAACGACGGCGAATAGCATCTCGGCCAAGGTCGCATCGCTGGGCTGGGTGAAGGCGTTTTCCGACACCAACAAGGCCGCCTACCGAAGCAACAACCCATTGTCTCCGCAGAGGCTGTTGCTGGTAGACGACAGCCTTAAGACACCCAGTTACACGACATCCTGGGCCAAATGGGCCAACGTCGGCATCGCTGAGAGCATGACCGACATCAATACCATCGTCGGCGCACAGGCACCATATGACCCGAACTACCCAACCAAGAACTGGCAGCAGGTTCAGGCCAACCAGTGGGGTTGGCACAAGTGGTATCACGCGCGCCAGGGCGGAGCCGAAACCAGCGGTGATTCAGGTAGCGGCGCTCGCAATTGGGTTCTAGTCGGAGATGACAGGATGTTTTACCTGTTCGTCACCAACGCCCCAGGGTACAACTGGTACGGGCGCAACTTCTACTGCTTTGGCGATATCACTAGCTTCAAGGCTGGCGACAACTACGCCGTCGTGCTGGGCGCGCACGACAACATTTCGACCAACGGAAATGGTTTTACCTATCCTTCCGACTACGGTGGGGTCTCTAGGGCAAACTCGCTGGACTTCACAGGCAATGTGCTGCTGCGCAACCACACGCAGCTTGGCAATCCGGTGCGGTTCGGGCTCACGTCGCTCAACACTAATAACGGCCAACAGGTCTGCGGGCGCGGGCCGATTACGTTTCCGAACGGTGCCGACTACAGCCTGTGGCTGCTGCCGACGTATGTGAAGCAAGAGGATGGCCACATGCGTGGAATCATGCCCGGGATGCTGTGGATGCCGCAGGATCGTCCGTACTCGGATCAGACCATTGTTGACAACGTGGTCGGACAGGCGGGCAAGCGCTTCCTACTCGTGCGCATGGACTACGGTTCGGATGCAGAAGGTGCGCAGGTCGCATTAGACATCACCGGCCCGTGGAGGTAAGCCGTGAGCTACCCGCTCAACAACACCTTCGACACCGCACCTCCGAGCGGATACCTCACGACGCTCGGCGGCATGTCTTACAGCTATAACAGTGCGCAGCAGGCAATCGACATCTCGGCGTCGAGCAACCAGTCGATCTTGCGCTTCAACGAAGCCGCCAACGGCGATTTCTGGTTTGAGGCCGACATCGAGTTTCTGTCCGACTCCAGTGGCCAAAAGCACATCGGCCTGTGGATGACGACGGGCAACGGTTCAGAGGGTTATCGCTTCGCTCATTACTACAGCTACTGGTTCGCTACCTCCTGGAACAGCAGCTTTGGGGCCGTAGCACAGATTGGCGGAACCATCAATGACGGCGCGAAGCCCATCGTTGACGTGTCTGCTACCGCCCCGACGTTAAACGTGGGGGAGAGGAGAATCCTGCGCTGCGAAGTGATCTGCGGCGCTTACGATTCAAACGGCGTTCCGTGGGCACGGCTGATCCAGTTCAAGGCCGATGGCGTGCTGATGTTCCAGGTCATCGATGCAACCTACCGGGGCAAGCTGATACCGGGTGTGTTTCTGTTCGGGGCATCGGCGCGAGTCCACGCGATTGCTGGCGACATGCCATCCGGTCTGCCTGCATTTCCTGCGTTGGTCGGGGCTTATGGCGGATCTGAGTTGTCCCGCCTCAACAGCCCATCGAGCGATCTTTGGAACCGACCGGGCGGATACGACTGCCAGTTCAGGACAATCCAGGCCAGCCGAAGAAATATCCACTTCGGCGGCAACGGATTCATCGCCGGCACGACCAAGGAAAAGGGCACGCCAGACCACCAAAAGGTAGCGAGGGTGCAACTTATCAGCGAGAACACCAGCATCCTGGTTGCCGAGACCTGGAGCGACGCCTCCGGCAACTACCGCTTCGAGAATCTAGACCCGACGCAGCGATACACCGTGATCGGATACGACCGTGAACATCTGTACCGCGCCGTGATTGCTGACAACCTCAAACCAGAGCAGATGCCATGACCTGGAGCGTCTCCACCGCCGTGCTCGAAGCGCAGCTTGCTGCGACCATCGCGTTGGCAGACAGCGGCCCTGGCAGCGCGCGGCTGCAATTCTTCACCAATGCCTATCCGGGGCCAGGCGCACCAGGCCAAGCTCCGCAGGCTGAGATCATGCTAGCCAAGCCCTGTGCCACCGTAACGGGCGGAGCGCTCTCGTTCGCGCTCGCGGCAGAGCCTGTAGGGATGGTGCTGACGGCTGGAATTCCGCGCTGGGTGCGCTGGCTGAGTGCCTCTGGCGATCGCATCGCAGACGGCACCGTGACCGACGCAGCCAGCGGCGGCGATGTGCAGATTACCGGCGGCAGCACGCCGCCCGGAGACAACAGCCCTGCACTGCTCGCAGGCTCCATCATCCAGCTTGCATCAAGCGCGCTGACCTGACATGGATCAGACCGGCCTCGTTTTTTGGCAGACACCAGTCACCGGCAACCCGGTTGCGCTGGTGTTTGGCGACGATGGTACGCCGGACACGCAGACCTATAGCGCCAGTGCGGTCGGATCAATCAGCGGCCTTGCCGGAGTCATTCAAACCCGCTGCGGCGTGCGCATTGCCTGCGCCGGTTCCATATCTGGCCTTGCGGGCGGCATAAACGCCAGAATTGACCTCAACGTCGACCGCCCGACTGTGTGCCGTACGGTGAGCGTCGCGCAGCATGCGCAGCCGATCTCGATCGCAGCGCGCACCGCAGACCAGCAGGCAGCACCGCTTCGCCCTGGGGTGGTCTGCAAGCAACAGCAAGCCGCTCCGATCAGCGCCAGCACGCAAGACCGCGAACAGCAGACCTTGACGCTGCGCACGGCGGCCTTTGCCGCCTACAGCGAGGCGATTGGCCTAAGCCCCTGGGCGCGCGCCGTGCTGTTCGAGGATGCGGGCCGCCTGCGCGCCCGCTCTGCTGAAGCGGAGCAGCAAGCCTATCGGCTGCGCGATGTCCGCACCGCCCGCTTCGAGGATGCGCGCCGCCTGCGCCATGACCGCCGTAGCAGATTCGAGGATGCGGCACCGCGCCGCAGCGCCCACCACGGAAGCGCAGGCTACAGCATCCAGTGGCGTATGCCCAGGGGCGGCAGGTATCAGGAGGCTTGGCCGCCGCGACCTGGCGTGAGCGCAGCGCCGCAGCCGCCCGCGCCGACGCTCCAGCCGTGCTACACCCCGGCCATTCCAGCGCATCTGCTGTTCAGACAGTCGGCAGATGCCACGCTGCCAGCGCATCTGCTGTTCATCTGCGACGGAGACACCGAGCCAGCCGCCCCGGTGTCTCAGGTCGTTGTCCCCGTTCGGAGGGTATACATCGTGCTCAACAACGTCTCCCTTGTTCGCGTGAGCGACAACCTGGCCCTACCAGTCATCTCCATGAGCCTGTCGCTCGACATCAACTCATGGACATGGGGCTGGGATGCGCAGATGCCCGCTAGCGCCGAGACTATGGTGTCGCCCACCGCCATGCTCACGCCTGTGGAGCTTGAGGCCAGCGTCAACGGATTCGCGGTGCGCCTGCTTGCGGAAGGAATCTCACGCGAGCGCCGGTTTGGCGCGGCCACCATCCGGGTCACAGGCCGAGGCAAGAGCGCCTTGCTCGCAGCGCCATATGCGCCAGTCATCAACTACATGCAGGCATCCACCTTCACCGCGCAGCAACTCATGGCCGATGTGCTGACGGCCAACGGTGTCGGCATCGGCTGGGGCATCGATTGGGGACTGACGGATTGGTCGGTGCCGTCTGGCGTGTTCGCCTTCCAAGGCTCATGGATGGATGGATTGGTCAAGATCGCACAGGCCGCAGGCGGCTATGTGCACCAGCACCCGACCGCGCAGACGCTGCGCGTGCGCCCACGCTACCCGCTGCCGCCGTGGCAGTGGGGCACGCTAGCCGCCGATGTGGTGCTGCCTGCCGACGCGGTGGAGCAAGAATCGATCCAGTGGGTAGACCGCCCGATCTACAACCGCGTGTTCGTGCGGGGCGAGGCACAGGGCATTCTCGGTCAAGTCACCCGCACCGGCACGGCGGGCGACCTGCTCTCGCCGATGGTTGTGGATCCGCTGATCACCCATGCAGACGCGGCACGCCAGCGCGGAATCGCGGTGCTGTCGGACACCGGCAGGAAGCTCGAACTCAGCCTGCGCTTGCCGGTCGCAGCCGACATGGGCGGCCTGCTCGAACCGGGCAAGGTCATCAGCTACCAGGACGGATCAGCCACACGCAAAGGCATCGTCCGCTCGGTGAAGGTTGACGCCAGCTTCCCGAACGTCTGGCAAACCATCGGCGTCGAAGCCTTCGCATAAGGAGACGGACATGCGCAACCTATTCGCTGAACTCCGCGACCTGATCCAGCCTGGCCCGGTGCAGGTGGGAACTGTATCCAGCTACGCCAACGGCATCGCCACCATTACGCTACCCGGAGGAGGCGTCGTAGTTGCCAAAGCGAGCGCCGCGACCGTCGGACAACAGGTGTTCGTTCAAGACGGTGTTGTGCAGGGGCAGGCCACGAATCTCACACTGGAACTGATTGACATCTAAACATGAGCGAAGACCAGACCATCGGGCTTGCACGCGACATTCACCACATCCGCGCGGATCAGGAAGCCATGCGCGCGGCTATCGAGCGCATGAGCGAGGCAGTGACCCGGCTTGCCATCGTCGAGGAACGCCAGGCAGCCGCATCGCAAGCCATCGATCGGGTCATGTCAGTTGTTGAAAAGATTGATGAGCGCGTGCGCACCCTCGAGGTTTCCGAGCCAATGCAGGCCAAGACAAGCGACTGGGTTCAGTCTGCGATGGTTGCTTCTGTCAGCGCGGCAGCCATGTTCGCAGCGCATCGGGTAGGGCTGTTCTGATGGAGCGCATCTCGACGACGAAATGGAAAACCGTCGGAGCTACGGCTGCCGTGGTTGCGTCCATTGCGTCGTTCGAGGGATACCGAGACCGTGCTTATGACGATGGCGTGGGCGTGCAGACCATCGGATTCGGCACGACGCATACCGACACCGGCACCGTCAAGCCCGGAGACAAAACCGACCCCGTGCGCGCCGTGATTGCCTTGCAGCGCGGCGCGGATCAGCGGGCGCGGCAGCTTGCTGAGTGCATCGGCGACGTTCCGCTCTCGAAAGGAGAGTGGGACGCCTATGTGTCGTGGGCCTACAACGTCGGCACCGGAGCTGCCTGCAATTCGACGCTGGTGAAGAAGCTCAAGCAACACCCGCCGGACTATACCGGAGCCTGCCGCGAACTGCTCAAATGGACGCGGGCCGGTGGACATGAACTGCCTGGGCTTGTGAAGCGTAGGCAGGCCGAATATCAGATGTGCATCGGGGGTGCGTCTTGAACCCAATCAGCATCATCGTTGCCGCCTTTCTGTTCGCGCTCGGTGCAGCATCTGGCTATGGAATCGAGCGCCGCACCCGCATCGCCGAAGTGGCCTCGATCAAGGCAGACATTGCCAAGCGCGAAGCGGCAGCTGCTGAAGATGTCAAAAAACGTATTCAGGCTGCGCAGAAAGCCGCAGACGAAGCCATCGCAGCACGCGATGCACGGATGGCAGAACTCGATGCCGTCAACCGGAGACTTCGCCATGACCTTCAGACCGCTACCACGGGCCGCCCTTGCTTGTCTGCTGACGCTCGCGGGCTGCTCCAGCAATCCCCCGCTTTCGGCCTCAAGCTGCCCCCGGCCACCAGCGGCGCTACTTCAGCCGCTCCCTCCGTTGCCGCCGATCCCGGCGACAGCACGGACGCAGACGTCGCAGCGTGGATCATCGACGCCGCAGCCCTCTACGAGCAGTGTCGAGCACGCATCGATGCGCTGAGGGATTGGTCTATGCAGTTGCCGCAATGATGTTCATCTAGGCCCACCAAAGACCCACACCATCGGCAAAGCCGCGCCAATGCTTGATTTCTGGTGCTGGCTCGAGGCACCAAGAGAAATGAGCCGATCCACTGCTGATCGGCTTTTTTCTTTTCAGAATCAACCGCTTAGGCAAGACGGATAGATCAGCCAGCAACACCAAACCCGCCCAAACCTTCCCACGGTGGCGTATCATCGCGACCCAAAAGTGGCCCAGCGAAAGGCCCAAGCTATTCGGTAGGAGCGGTTGAGATGGCGCGGATTGAGCGGCGTGGGAAGCGATGGCGCGCGCGTGTGCGTGTGGGCGGTCTGGATTTGTCGGCAAGTTTCGGCACCAAGGCCGAAGCGGCAGCGTGGGCCACGG